TTAGCGATACCTGAAATGTGGAGTAGTGCTATCTATGGATATTTTGAAGCCAAATTAATATTAAGAGGTATCTGCGATGATTACTCATCTATGGTTGTGGGTAAAGGCGATACTATTAATATACCTGAAATACCTGAAGTAACAGGCTTGACAGACAAAACAGAAGGCGCATCAGTATTATATGGTGATGAGAGTTTAGTAGACACTAACCTACTTATCAATAAACATAAATACGTTGCTAAAATGTTTGAAGATTTAGGAGTTATTCAAGCAAACGAAAGCCTTTTTGGAAAGTATGCACAAGCAATGGGTTACCAATTAGCAAAACAAATCGATACAGACATATTAGCACAATTAGATGATTTGGGTACTACTCAAACACTAACAACTGATAACGTCATATCATTAAACGATGCAGAAACAGTTGTATCAACATTATTAGATAATAATTTAGATGTTGATGATTGTGTATGGATTGTTAATTCTAAAATCTATGCAGATTGGTTGGCTCAAGGAGTTATTAAGCAATCTTTTAACGCTCCTGCAAACTATGCTACAAGTGGCTCATTAGCAAATACTGTAAATAGCGGTATTGATTTTAATGGCGCAACTGTAGGTGGTACTGTACCTAGTTTCTTTGGTATGCCTGTATTAACATCTTCTTTAATTGGAAGTGCTGCAGGAACAGGAAACGAAGTTGCATACTGCGTGAAAAAAGGATGCGTAGCATTAGCAGTACAACAAGACGTGAGAGTACAATCAGAGTACTCAGTAGATTACTTAGCAACAAAAGTAGTTGCAGATGTAATTTATGGAACATTAAAAATGACTACTAACAAAGTTATGGGTATCGAATTATTGAATCCGTAAGAAGTAGCGAATCGTTGTGGGGGATAGTCGGATTATCCCCCATAACATAAAATGGAGAAAAAAATGATAGTATTAAAAAAAGATAATGACTTAACTGCACCAATACAAGATTTTGACAAAGCGCAAAAGTTGGTAAATGAAGGTTACGAAGTTTGGATTAATAAATCAGGCAAAAAATTAGTTAAACAAAGTCCAAAAAAGAAAACAAAGAAAGCAGAGGATAAATAATGGCTAAATCAAGTTTACATAGATATACAGAACAAGAAGCATTAAATATCTTAACAGGTGGAGGAGGCGCAGACATTGTTGCCGCAAGTGGAAGTGATGTAAATCTTACTGCTCATACATACGTAGCCGTAACTGCTATTACAGAATGTGATGTTGATTTAGTATCAAGTGATACTGACATATGGGATAGTCATACAGGACTTGTTATTCCTGCAGGTACTACAGTATATGGTAATTGGAGTTCTGTAAATATTACAGACGGCGATACTGCAGTAGTGTACAGAGCACATTCTACTGATTAATGAAACAAAGCACTATAGACCTTCTAATACAACACGAAGGCTACAAATCAAGAGTTTACAAAGACCATTTAGGTTTTGATACAATAGGCATAGGCTTTTTAGTTAAAGAGTTAGATTTAACAAAAGAAGAATGTATGTCTATACTAAAACGCAAATTAACAGAGTTAGAATTAAGAATACATCAAACTTTTGAATGGTACAAAGATGCAGACGATAATACAAAATGTGTAGTAATAAATATGTGTTATCAATTAGGACTATATGGTTTCTCTAAATTTCGCAAAACAATAAAATTATTAGAAGAAAAAAAACTTAAAGAAGCGAGTATAGAGATGCTAAATAGCAAATGGGCAAGAGAACAAACGCCCAACAGAGCAAAAGAGTTAAGTAAAATATTAATAGGAGATTACTCAAAATGAATGAATGGTTAATTACAAATTGGGAATGGTTATTGATAGGATTTTTAGTATTAGAAAAAATTGTAAAATTAAGCCCAAGTAAAAAAGACGATATTTTATTTGATAGTTTGATTACACCGTGTTTTAATTGGATTAAAAAACAAGTGAATAAATAGGAGAACAAAAATGCCTAAAGGTAAAATAAAAACAAAATTTGGTGGCTATAAAAAAACAAAAAGAATAGCGCTTAAAAAAACAAAACATAACCCAATGTATAAAACAAAGAAAAAAATGATGAAATGAGTGTAACTAACGAATTTAAATTAGGTAATAATGCGTATCTTGATACACACTTTAAACCAATAAAGGTAGGAGATGAGATTACGCCATTAGAATTAACTAATACAGAATTCAAAGTTAATGGGGATTTAACTTTTACAGGAAAACTCAAACAACCATTAATAGAAGCAGACGGACAATATCTACATTTAAAATCATCTGAATACATAAGGTTAGGTAGTAATAGTGGTTTTGTAGATATATATCCGTTTGGTGGAACAACCTTTTTTATAGCACCGGAAACTAATAATTTTCATTTTATAGGAGCAAACGGAGGAACATTTGACTTTGGCGACTTAACGCAAAATGTTACTTTGTTTAGGCTTGATTCTATTAACGGTAAATTACAGATACTAAATGTAGACGATACGAACGATAATTTTACTGTAGATGTTAATAATCACGGCGCTACAATAATATCAACTACAGACAATGCAGGAACGCAGGGCGATTTAACGTTTAGTATACAAGGCGATATTAATATAGATAGTCATACAGGATTAATATATTTAAAAGATAATGATACTACTTTTGGATTAATTACAACAGCAGGAGGTAAATCAGGATTAATCTTATATGAGAATGCAGGTGCAAGTACAGATGATTTTTTCTTTATATCTACTTCTGTAAATGGTGCTTCTGTACTTTCAACTGTTGATGCTGCAGGCACATCTGCAAATTTTAGTATGGATATTGATGGAGATGTAACAATAGATTCTGCAACAGGCAATATAAATGTGTTAGATAATGGTGCAACTTTTACGCCTTCGTCAGATAATCACGTTGCTACAAAAAAATATGTAGATGATAATGCAGGTGGTGGGGGAAGTAAAACATATTTAGATTGGTATTATTA